TCTTGTTCAGTTACAAAAACAAAATTTCCATTCTCTTGATATTGATATGGGATCAATGGAAATCCAGAAACTGCACGCTCTCCTGTCTGTAGAACAACACCATTTAGCACAACATCGCAAGCCATGATTCCGTTAGATTCCTTTATTTGCAGATCAAATAAATTGTTGTCTAAACGAATTGACAAAGATTGATTTGGAATTGTTTGTATATCTATATTTATCATGTTTTTTTTCTAAGGAAAGTATCGAAACCAAGAGATCCAGCTTTCTCTTGAGAAGATGTTGCAGATGTCGGCTCTATATTTCCGCGATTAACAGTCGACACATTATTTTTATTTCTTGGCACAGGTTCTGTTTTAGAAGTTACAAACTGAACTTCTTTTAATTTCAAAGTTAACAAAAGTGTATTGTAAAATTCAGGGTCTTCATCATGCGGCATAGATTGTATAAGTTGATTTATATAAGTAGCTGATCTAGTCTGCACAATCAATAATGTGGCATTCAAAAAAAGTTGTTTTATAGTTTGATATGCATCTTGATAATCATCGCGATTCAATATCAGTGACATCTCAATTTCTATCGGCTGTATAATTCTGTGATCAATAATCGTCGCGCCAGTTTCCAAAGGATGTTCCATTACTTTAGAATCTTCTTTTACAATCGCTTTTATCGGTCTAGCATTTTGAAAAAGTTGCGTATAATCTTGATCAAAAACAGCTACTACATCTACAGCAAAATTAGGTGTATATTGTGCAACCGAATTTATTAATAATGCTTCCTGTGTCAAATCATCACTCCATCATCGAAATTATTTATTGTTTGACGAAGTTGAGAATCTAAATTTTGGCTTATGCCGGAAGCTATATCACCAGGCGTGCTGGATTGTGTTTGTATATTTATTTCACTAATATTTACGGATGTATTTTTATTAGAAGTTGAACTTTTATTAGCAAAAATGGAATTTGAATTCTGTGAATTTAGTGGGAAAGCACTGGACAATTTTATTGCATCTGAAGCAGTCTTAAAAAGGCGACGATCATGCTGAGGAGTGTTATCTAAATTATTTTTTACGTTAGTTATTATTCCTTTAGCTTTTTGATAAAGAGAAATAATTCTATCAATATTTTTAGATACTCTTCCGAAAACTTTTTCTATCAGATCTGCAATATAAATAAGTGCCGATTCAGCTGCGTCTCTAATATTATTAAATATTGGTGCAATAGTTTCTAAAACTTTTCTTAAAAAAGGAAATGCATTTAATAATTTCTCCACACCTTCTCGTACGCTTTTTTCGTAATTTTTCCAGGCATTTTCCGGGTCTTTAAACAAATCAACAAGAAATTTTAAAACGGCTTTTGCAGTAGTGAATAAAAATTTAAAAGCTTCACCCACATTTTTTATTATGTCTCCAAGTATGGGCCATTTTTTTACTAACTCACCAAGAATGGAATTATTCCCTTGTGCGAAATTATAAATGTCATCTGCAATCAAAGCTATGAGTATTAACAGTCCTGCAACAGCTGCACCGATCAATAGAAAAGGAGCTGCCGCTGTCGCTAAAGATATGATTGCGGGCAATAAAAACAGAGTTATTGCTCCGGCGACACCTATGATTAAAGTTATAAAAAAAGTTTCATATTTTACAAAAAGTTTCCCTAGCTTCTCAAAAGTTTCTACGACTTTAGTTAAAGGAGGAAGGATGTAAGAATTTATTTTTACGAAAAGTGTCTGGAAAACATGTGACGCATCATCCCAAGCGTCATTGAATTTTGCTGCTATTTCTGCATCTTCTTTTGTTACAACGCCAAGCTCTTTTTGTCTTTTGATGAGATCATCTACTTCTCTTCTTCCTTTCTGAAGAAGCATGATTGTACCTTCGTCAAGGCCAAGCTTTTGTCCCAGACCTAATGCTTTTGATTTACTTACCTTCTCAAAAGCAGTTGCTAGTTCAGGAAGAATATCTAAAAATTTTCTCGCTTTTCCTGTGCTATCTAGCACTTGGATGCCAAGCTCCTGGAAAAAAGGTGCTACTCTACTTTTACCTTTCGCTGAAAATTCTTCAAGGTCCGCTGTTACATTTCTAATGGTGCTCTGAAATGACTCTGCAGTACCACCGCTAACTTTTACTGCATGTCCCCATGCACTTAGCTTCTCTATATCTATATCCAAAGCTTGAGATAATTCTCCCAAACTATCAGCAACATTTAATGAATTTTTTATGCCTGACACAATGGAATTAATAGAAACATAAGCTAAGACTAAACCGCCTATTTTTTTTATTAGTCCATCAAAACCATTGGACAATTTATCTTGTACTTTCTTAAACGATCCGCCAAAATCATCGCCAGCTTTTTTCGCTTCATCTAGACCTTTTTTAACACCTGAAGATTCTATTCCAAGTACTATGTAAAGCGATTCCAATACCGACATTATTTTTTCCTGTTAGAGTGTTCATAAGCCAAGTATTCGTTATATCTAGTGATCGCAATTGTTTCCCAAATTAACAAAGCTTCTTCTACAGAATAGATTGTTTTCAATTCTCTGAGTGTTGCTTTATTGTCTGCGATAATTGCTGCAAGCATCTGGTTAAGGTTTTGGAACTCCACTGTTGGGCTTTCTGAGCGTACTCTTCCAAGAAATTCGAGAGACGCTCGTCCGTAAAAAAACTGCAGTTATATCTCGCCATCTCCCACGTGATTTTTATACAAGTTTCCCAATCTTTTATATGGCAATTTACCAGTTCTTTAGTAGACAACTTTAATGGTGAAGCATCTTTAATAGGAATATAAACATAACTCAAAATTTCCAACGCAGTCTGCATACATACATCATGATTCCCTAATTTCGGCACAGCAGAAATAGGGAGTTTTGTCATGATTGACATGCCTTCAAAGGCAGGAAATTTAGTAAGGATATATTTTTTATTTTCGATCTCTATTTCTTTTGGTTCGATCATTTATTAGATGACTCCCGATACGGCTTCGAATGCAAATAAGTAAGGCTTAGTTTTCAATCTTCCTGCGCTAGCAACAGAATTTCCAATCATACCGTCAGTTATAATTCCTGGCGTTAATACAATTATATTTCCTGATGGATATACACCTGTAATTGTGACGACGTCATTAGCGCTTGATTTTCCACGTGATACGCGATTTGCATTTAATAAAATACCCAGATTTATATCATCAGTTCCAGAAGGAATAACATTCAAAGTTATAATTATTGGATTTGCTTTTGACCATGCAATTAAATCTCCATTTAGTCCCATTGCTTTATCAGAAATCTGCAAAGAAGGAATGTCAAAAGGATCTGAATCATCTGCAAATTGCGTCACGGTGAATCCCACGCCAGGAAAAGTATTAGATGCACTTACCTGAACTTGTAAACCAAAACCTGAAATAATGTTCATAGTAATTCCTTAAATTAAAACGTGGGTGCCTTTGATGGATCGGATGATATCGTCTTTAGAATAAACTAGCGTGTAAACCGCCTGATATTCAGTGATAGAATTAACAACGATAGGAACAATTTCACAGTTTAGCCAATATCCAATTGATTGAACTTGTTGCCATGCATTTGGATCACCAGTGAGCTGACCAATCTTAACAATCTGCTGAATGAGTAGAAATTTATTTACACTAATTGTTCCATTTAAAAGTGCTTGAGATATTACACTCTGAAGTGCAGTAATAATTTGAATGCGACCTTGATCATTTGCAGATACTTTTGCAAGTGATAAAAATACTGTCATAAGAACTGCACCAGCAGCATCTTTAAGCCACTGTTCATTTGCATAAGTGTTCATATCAGTTGGGTCAGTTCCCATGCCAGTGAGATATCCTCGCTGATAGAAAGCTAAAAATTGTCCTGCGGTTTGGGTCACGCCATAATAATTTACACTTTGTGAATCTAAGCTATTAGACACAGTTGTATCAGTTACAGATGGAGTTAAACTTGACTGCTGATACATGTAGTTTTGTACAGAATTTATGCCTGCATAATTGGTTGCAGCGAGGATCATCATAGGTAACATTTCCGGATATTCTCCAGAAGTAAATGACAATGTCATTGCACTTCCCCCATATGGAAGAAGTGCAGTAGAATAAGTAGGAGCATCAGTAATAGTTAAAATTGGAATCATATATTGATATAAAATATTTTGGCTATCATTCCATATGGCTGCAGCAGTTATTTCTTCTAAGGTAAGTGCTGGAATAAAAAGAAAAGATCCAAAATTAGTTGAAGCTTGTGTACTTGCTACAAGAGCATCTGAAGGTTGTTGAGCAGATATTCCATTAGAGAAAATAGTTTGTGGAGAATTCCATCCAATAAGCGGACTAATATCAGCAGATATCCCTGGAGTTATAGAAATCACCGCATTTCCTACAGCACCTCCTACTAGATTAAAAGAAGCTGTAGTCGAATTATAAGTTACTGCGGCGGATGTCCATAAAGTTCCCCCAGTAGTATAATTAATAATATAGGTAGTAAGTTTTGCAGCAACTTGTGCAAAACTTGTAAGACCAGTAAAATCAATAGAAGAAAAAGTAGTTGAAAACGATCCCATCTGTATGTGAAGAGAACCATTAGCTATAGATGTAAAAGAAGAAAGAGAGGATGTAATCGGAGCGCCAAAAATTTTAGGAGCCGTAGAGGCTGGTTGATAACTAGCAAAAGAAATTTTCTGAGGAGTAGTTATATTCTTACTAATAAAAGAAAAATAATATAATGCTCTTTTATATTCTTCAGTAGTTGTACCAAAATATGCACCAACTTCTGCAGCAGAATCAAATTCCACATAAGACCCCGTAGGAACAAGAGCATTAGTTGTAAATAATCTTCCAATTAATTCTCTTTGAGCAACTGTAACACCAGCACCTACACCAGAAGTAATATTGATATATTTAGAAAAAGCAATGGCCATTTTTTTATTCCTATACTGGATAGATATTTAAAAGCACACTCTGATTTATATCAACTGTACTCGTTATTTGTTGATAATGTGTCAAGGTGAAATCAAAAGAAGGTGATGCTTCATGTCTATCAAAATCATCTACAAAATATGGATTTCTGACATCTGTAACTCTTAAAATTCCAACACTACTTTCTAATAAAGTTTTTCTTGCGCTATCACTTTGAATGATTGAAGAAACAGTA